TGCTGGGACCTCGTTATCTTGAAGATTTGAACCACGTTCCCTTTTGTCTTGATAAGCGCAGCCAGGAACACGGCTTTGATGATGACTTCTGACCAGTCGGCGCTGACGTAGTACCCGTAGAAGGTCCGGATAGGTACGCTGGCGGCCACGACGATCAGCAGGTAGGCGAGCCATCCACCCCACCAGCGATGGCGTGACCCGTCACGACGGAATAGCAGGACTCGGATTGCAATGCCGCCGCAAATAGCGGCGTTAAGGATGAGAAGCAGCTCAGGACTGGTCATCGTCTTTTCTCCCCGGGATCAGGTCGCGCGGATTTTCAGAACGGTGATACAGCCAGATGCCAATGCGGACAGCGACGATAGCCGACACGAATGCGCCGGCAGAAAACACAATGCCCTTTTCAAAGGAGTCCTGCGTTATCGTGGGAATAAGGCTGGCAACGCCGATAAGAATGGATGCTGTCGCTTTGTAGAAAAGAACGCCGCAGAGGAAGCTGAGGAACGCCAGAAGTAACCGCCGCTTTATGGGATACTCAACCGCCGAGGTAACGAAAATTACCGCACCTGCCAGCGCCCCTAAAGCCACCTCCGGAGGAACACCCGCGACCACAGACATTAGCGCGCTCAGGCTAAGACCCTGATTCAGCGACTCCGTGGTTAACGTGTGCGACATAGTGACCACCGTTTAATGTGCATAAAGAACCCCCTTAGTTGGTGAGTTCATCATACACAATAAACCATATGTGGATTAATTTTGATCGGATAACTCTTAACAAAATTACCTGATAGGTGATATGCTTTCTCAAACCCTTCTTACAGAACAATGACCATGAACCAACAGACCATTTTAATTGTATGGATGCTGATCACTACAATGGTATTGGTAGGTATCTTTAATACCAGATACTTTGACTTCCTTGATTCAACTAAAAAATTAAACAACCTTGAGATTAATGGTTTACGTTTTTTCCTTTCCATTGGAGTTGCGTTTCATCACTTTGTTTACAGCTTCATGTATCATTCCGGGAAAGGTTGGGTGGTTGATGGGTTTAATGTTAATTTCTTTATGGGAAGGTTTAGTGTTGCAATATTTTTCATAATCTCAGGTTATCTATTCTATGATAAAATATCCATAAACACTAAATGGAAGGAGTTCTTTCTAAATAGATTTTTACGCATAGCTCCAATGACATTTGTTTCTTCTGCGATTTGTATTTCAATTGCGATTTATCTTGATGATGGTTCATTCGAACTGTCTAAACAAATATGGAACATACTGTATTGGTTTGATGCAGGTATCTTTAACCTTAGGATGAATGTTTCATCTGTTCCAAACGCAACACTGATTAATGCTGGTGTAACTTGGACGCTTTACTGGGAATGGGCCCTATATTTTTCACTTCCATTACTCAGTCTTTTAATGAAAAAAGAGGCAAGAGCACCAGTAATAATTACTTTAATAGCAGCAAGCTACTATTTGATGCCTACTGTAAATTACAAGGCTGGATGTTACGCAGCTCTGTTCTCCTTTGGTTTTCTGGCTAAAGAATTAAGCATCAACACAAGAAACAAACTTATAATAAACATTGCACCTATAGCAATAATTCTTTCAATTATATTTATCGGCAGCAGTTCATTAACACTACCTATAATTCCGTTATGTTTTTTATTTTTCGTCTCCGTAAACAACAAAGGATCTTTATTTGGCATCCTTAAAAATAAAGGAGTGCAGAGACTTGGCGAGATAAGTTATTCAATATACATCCTTCACGGTATTGCGTGGTTTATAATGAATGTCAACTACAAATCAAACGAAATAACAAATATAAATTATCTTGTTGTTTCTTCTCTCTCTATCATTATAACTATAACGATCTGCTCTTTAACTTATAAATTCATAGAACTCCCATGCATGGGAATATCAAAAAAGATACAAAAGAATAACCAACTGCAGCCTTCAATGTAAAAAAAAGGCCCTTTCGGGCCTCTTGTTATGTTACCGGGGTTCCGTTTACTTGAAGCTCTTCAGAGCCGTTCGATGTTCCATTACCACCATTACTGAATCTATTTGTCACACCTCCGTTATAGAATCCAGGCTGTACTTTTGCAACGGAAGTTCCTGTGCTCCTTGCAAGTCGATAAGCGTTGACGGTATTAAAGAATCGGTTAAATCCCCAAGGGAATGTCGTGTCCGTGTTAACATATGTGTTGTACCATATCCCATACCCGAAATTATAAACTTTGAGATTAGTTATGTTAATATTGTTACCGTTTTGATTTATCTGAACTCCGACATTAAGCGTTGAGTTTGTTGTTGTACCCCTTAATTCAACACCGTCAATAGACGCATTTAAAACACCATTGGCTGCAAGAATACAAATTCCATCTGCATTTCTCTCAAGACGCCCACCATTAACAGTTATTGAACCGAAATAAACAGCGCCGCTTTTAGGCTCCATAAAAATATTAGACTTAACGGGGTTAATACTGCGATGACCCTGCACTAAAACATTAACAGTCTCAGTAGCGATGTGAACACCATAACCAGAGGAATTGATATCGGTGTTGTTTATCAAGCTTAATTTCCCAGTTCCAACAGAGTCCTGAATTTTATAGGCTCCATTGTTAGAATTAGAGAAACCAGATACGAGGTTATTTGCAATGATATCACCTTCAACAACATCACCGATCAGTATTCCTGCGCCAATATTATCCGCATTAACACCAAAACCAACGTCAAAGATTTGGTTATTGGTAATCATACATGGCGGGTACGGTACCGTTCCATCAGACCCTCCCGATCTGTAGATGCCAGTCCATCCAGCATCTCTGATAAGATTGTTGTTTACCTTTATTGCCCCACCATAGTCCTGATGAGAAACATAACCTATTGTTATCCCATGGCGTTTTTTAATATCAGCCTGAGGCTTTGATGTGAACTCAGTTTTAGAATAGGTAAGACACTGATTATCAGAAATAATTACATTTCGGGCGGCAGAAAGCGAGTTTACAGAGATGCTCTGGCTGGCATCTGAATAACATGTATTATTAATAATTCGCCCTGACTTTGAGTTTCCAGGTATGCCAGTCCACTCGACAAGGTCACCTCCTGAGGAAAACGTTGTCGAGCCATCCCAGTCATTACGCCATCCGAAAAATCCCTCAATAACATAGTGGCGAACATTCAACCAAAGACATCCCGCATTCCTCCAGTTTTCGGCCTCGCAGCCCCTCATCTCTAAGCGCTGCAATCCATTAAGAAGGAAGCCGCAGGACTGCATTTGTATGGTGCCGTTAACACTATCAGCCGCATGAACTTTTAATTTGTCAATAAACAGAACCATATCATAACGATATGTTACTGTTACTCCGTTATAATCCGCCGATGTAATCACAATCTTCATCTTTTTGCCATTGATATGCACCTCATTTCCTGGGCTCGTGATCTCAATGGTTCTTGATGAATAGTAGGTATTATTTGTGCCTTCACAATAGTTCTGAGAAGACCAGCGATTTAATCCGATTAAGCTATCAAACGATGAATCATCAGGAACAGCGCCACACTCTGGTGGCGTAAGCGCCCCCCTCTTCACGTTAACCCACCTCCCGGAACCAGTAACAGCGGTTGGTTTGATGACAGAAAATCTGTCATCAGCCAGCGTGCTCGTGGCCATCCATCTGAAATAACCACCACCTACGCTTCTACCTGCATAGAAAGACCTGACTGATGCAAGACCATTATCTTTTATCCCCGAGGTGGCGTAGAGAGCGGCGATCGAATCAAATTCACCAATAAGAGAAAACCCTGTCGGCTTTGCCAGCTCAATTAGCACGTCTGATGCTGACCCGGACGGGGGCAGGATCACGATGGCATTACCAGAGCTGTCAAATGCAGGTATTTTATTCGCGCGATCAGTTGCACCAGGTAGTTGATTGATTACCTCAGGGACACGCAATGTCCTGTTGAGATTCCCACTGGCAAGAGTATCAACATAGCTCTTGGTTGCCGCGTCCTGAGGGTCTCGCGGATCGTGCACATTACGGATGTAGTTGTTCAGCGCGTCGTACCAGTTCGCAATGCTTGATGGCTTACGCAACGCCAGGCGGAACATACTTCCCACCTGCTGTATCAGCATCGTCAGCTTGTCGAATGCATCCTCGTGCACTTCGGCAAAGAACTTGCCCTGATTGCGCAGATCGGTTTCCTGCGTTGGCTCCAACTCGCGCGCAATGGAGATCTGCCATCCATTCGTCAGCGGTGCCGTAAGGACGACGTTGCCGCCGTTATAACCACCAGCATTTGTAACGGTGTAGTCAGTGTCCAGTACCAGTACCGTGATGTTTTCACTCAGGTCGATAACCGACACGGCCAGATCTGATTTCTTGAATATGCGGAAGGTATACGGGAATGATGTCGTAACGCCATTCCCGGTGTAATCGTTATGGTCAACTACGGTTGATACCGTCATGGCCTGTCTCCAGTAAAGCAGCGCCCGGCGCGCATGCATCATCAGGACAGTTTATTACCCATCAAACCTTATATGAATTGAATGAATAACAATCAGAGAAGTTATTACCTTTTAGGTAAATAGCAATTCGTGCTGGATAGTCCTTAGGACTTTTGCTACTGTACATATATACAGTGAATGCATGGAGAATATCAGATGCAACGTCAGTATCATCACCCGCTGGAAAAAGGATTTGCCGAACGAATACACACGCCGGG